TTTTCACCTCTGTGAAGTCGTCCCAGTTGTCAATACACTCGTACCAGCCACCTTCTAAGCCCACGTCATCGGCATCTATTTCTGTAGCCTGCTCGTCTGTTAGCCACCTTGCTATCACCGTTCTACCGACGTTAAGACGGTTTTTGTAAAACAAGATCACTTTGCGTCCCGTCTTCGGCACTGACTCAATCGGCTGCCACGCCACCGGCTCTTGTTCATCTTTTACGATTTCATCAACACGTTCTTGTGATGTGTCGTCGGCATCGACAAGTGCTTGGCGTAAAACGGCAATGGCTTCGATGTAGTAATTTTTATCGCCTGTTTCCATCAGCATCTCTGCGCTTGCATCCTCTAGCACCTCTATCGCTTCTTCAATAGCTTCTCTGCTCATGTGTTTTTCTCCTTTAATTTAGCTTCGACGTAACTTGCAAACGCCCTGCACCAACCTTCCGGATCATCGTTCCAATCCTGATTGGCATCGTATTCAGCGTGACAAAACGCATCGTGAATGTCATCGCTAGTAAGCCCAACCCATTCACCAGACGCAGCGTAAAGTTTTGCGCCGACCTTAATTTCACTTGCGTCATCCCATGCGACGCAAGGTCTACCGTTTGCTTCAATCCGATAAACATGCGCCACAGGCTTTGGTTCCCAATTCTCGCACTCACAAACATAGCGATCAGCATTATGTGAAGCGTTACGATCAAAGCCATGCGGTGCATCTGGATGGGTTTTGCAGGTTATCTCGGCCATAGATATGTCGCTGCTTGAAATGCGCCAGCGTCCACTAATGTTTCTTCGTCGATCTCGCGTCCACCGGGAAGCACAAACACGTTCTTTTTGACGTAGTGAGGGACGATCGTGATCTTCTCGTAGAGATACACTTTGACCCAATCACGCTCTTGTTTCGGTTCTTGTTTTTTCATGTTGAATTCCAAAAGGGTTATTCCAAAGGAAAGGTTTGTTTCTGTTTTGCAACTTGATTTCGACTGCGTTGTAACCGTATGCCCGACCAATCTTCTTAGCGACCGATGACTGATGCGACATCAACCTTCTTGTGATCTTGCCCTCAGCTAGTAATGGCATTAGCGCGTTTTGGATTAGTTTCGGGCTTATCTTCATTTTCTCGGCCAGCTCTTTCACCGTCACTGGGCCAATTCGTTTCTGCATATATTTAAGACAGGCTAATCCACGATCAATCTTTGCCTGTTTCTGAAGTCTTGTGAGACTCATTTATCTGCTCTCCTTTGTGCCGCCTCATTTGTGTATTTCGTGCCGTAACGCCTTCTTAGTTTCTCGATGTTGTGCTCAAGGATTCTGTTTCTGTTGAGGCCGAGCTTTTGTCGGATGCCCTCAAGATAAAACTCGATGTCGCCCAGCTCCTCGATGACGTTGTCAATGTCCAAAGGTTTTTGGTAAATCGCCCACTTCTTGATTGCGTCTAAAAGCTCTCCAGACTCCCCGGAAACTCCAATGGACATGTGAAGCACAAAGGCTTGATCCGGGCTCAGGTCGTCAAGGATGTCGCATCCCGGTTTAGCAAGTGCAGTAACTAATTCCGTGTGGTTCAAAATGGTGACTCCTCAATGGTTTTCAAAATGTCGCGCTTAGTGACTTTCTTTTTCTTAACCCATTTGCTCCTAACTAACGTCTGCTGAAACGGCCAATTTGGGTGTTTTGCTAGCTCTTTCGTTGGTTCATTCATATCGCCTCCGTAAAATTACATTGTCGTAAGCCTGCTTTTTCCCGCAAAGTGTTTACCGATAGTCGGCTGATTTGGGCTGATAATCGGTAGGCAATCCACCAACCTCCTGAACGTACTGCTGGCTCTGTCTGTCGAACCAAAGTTTCGCCACTCCCTCCCATTCACCGTTCCTTTGTTTCTCGAAACTTAGGAAGGCATCAGGGATGGAATGGTCCACTACACCATTGGCCTCAAAATCGCGCTCCTTCGATTTATTTCTGTGCATGAGGATTACGTTGTCGACCTGATCTGCGACGCTCCCAGACCCCTTCAAATCGTTTTTAGAGGGTGTTCTGTTGTCATCCGACTGTTTCCTGATATGGTGGACAAGATGAATGTGAATATTCTGATCTCTCGCGAGACCGCACAGCTCGTCTGTAAAATTTTTCTGTGCGTTGTAATCGTCCTCGCCACGAACGCACTTCATTAGGCTGTCGATGAAGTAGTGCTGGCAACCGAGCATTGTCTTGCAGTAGACGCCGACCCCTAGAACTTGAGGCGGGCTCACAGTCCCTTGTACGTCATAGAACCAAAGTCGGTCTTTGACCCATTCCTTAAACTTCTCGTGGCTTTGTAAGGTAGGAAATGACATCCGCGACCACTGCCTCACCATCCGCTTGAGTGTCCTCACCGGCTTCATTTCGAAAGAAGCGATGACCACTCGTTGATGTTGGTGGATCAGGTGCAGAGCGATCTGTCCCGCGAGAAGGGATTTGCCAGATCCGTTCTGCCCCGCAAGCACCGTGACCTCACCTAATCGGTAGGTGAACTTATCCGCAAGTTTTGCAAACGGCATGACAATGTTTGGCTCTTCAGACGGGTTCCTCATCTCCTGAATGAGATCGTCCATACAGTCTTGAGCAGGCCTGACTTTCACAGATGCTTCCATCTGCTCGTACCACGCCTGATAGTCTAAGTTCTCTAAGACGTTCATGCGTCCACCTCCGAGTCCCAGTACAAGCCGGGCGCGTAGTTAGCTATCACGCGGGCCGGGGCACATATTTTCAGAGCTTGCAAGATAAGGTGGACGTGGTCAGGATCTCCTCCAGTGAGATGCACTTGTAGTCCTCTGGCCCACCTAAAGTCTCGGTCTTTAGGCTCAACGACAACAACCGGGTAATCCGGGTCATCGTCTGGCTTTCCAACAAAGTCTATGAACACAGCTTTAGGTGGTTTGCCTGCAAACTGAAGGTTGTTTACGAAGTCGTGGCCTTTCATAGACTTGCCCTATCGCCGTAAGCGGTTGATGTTGGCTGGATTGTCTGCTTAGTCACCCATTCCGCTTTAAAAGCGGTCCAGTTTCTTTCGCAAATCTCCCGCAATGCAGCATCTACAGAAAAGCCTGCTTTGTTAGCCTCCCTAACAATGCCATTCCACGCGACCTGTGTAAGCGGCGCTTTTTTGGCATTTCTGATCAAAATAAAATCGTCCCAAATTTGCTGGCTCACTCCTTCGGGCTTATCAATATTCTTTGGTTTTCTTTTATTTGAAGAAGAAGATGAAGAAGAAGATGAAGGGGTTGGAATTTGGTTATCGTTGGAGATAACCTTAAGGTTAACCTTCTTACCATCCAAAAGAGCTGGATTTCCGCCCTTTTTTCCGCCTAAAGCCCTGATTTCCCTAAGTTTTTCATCCCTTATCATTCTTCGGGAGCATATAGACCCATCATCTGCTATGTCATACACACCCGCAAGTCTTAGCTCATCAAGGTAGCCTTCAGCTTCTTGCAAGGTTATGCCAACCATACGGGCAAGGTTGGCTGGAAGGATAACCTTCTCATTAACCTTCAAATGACCGTATGGATTGCCTTCGTGCATATAGCAAATCATGTCGATCCACAAACCGCGAGCCCCAATCGAGCAAGATTTAAGCGCCGTGTCTCGAAGCCAGTCTGATGGATAAAATTGAAAAGAAGGACGTTTCATTTCTTCCTCCTTTCAAGATCATCCGCTAAGACAAACCCGGCGTTAAAAGCCATTCCAGCGCATTCGCCAATTGAGTGTGCAAATCTTTGATAGCTTGCATTTTCATCAATTTCTATGTCTATTTGATAGAAACCGGCTAGAAGGTATGCCGCTGCAATCCTAAATTGAGGATCTACGTCAAATCGAGAGATAACTTCATTGAGAAGATCTTTTTGTAAGTGCATGTATTCGTGACAGCTTTGACATAAGACCGCCAATTGTTCGTTTTCATAGTCCCAAACATCTCTATTTGGAATGTATTGCTTGTGATGAACGTTGAGCGTATTTGTCTCAGACTGGCAGCTTTCACATTTAAAGCCAGTCGATTCCATTACTTTCAAACGCTTTTTTTGCCATCTCGGGTCGAGATATTGGCTACGATAAGACTTCGCCACGCGAACCTCCATCAAGGTAGTCATCACTGGAGGAGCAAAGGGCAGGCAGGTGATGAATCTGCTTTTCCCCCCGTCGGGGTATCCCTTGCGATTACAACTGTATCAGTCTAAATCAGAATTCAAACACCTTGCAAGTCCACCCGGCTTTTAACTTGCCCCAACCGTGGACCTCGATCTTCCATCCTGCCTTAAGGATCGCTGGCAAATGATCCGATTCCTCAATCTTTCTTATCCTTGCGTTGACATTACCTCGGCTCGTTGTCTGCACTAAGAGCGTCTCAGTGTCCCTGATAGCTAGGATGTCGCCGATCCCGAATAGGTCCTGTCTGATGCGAGCATGTGGGTTCCACTTCTCGACGATCTGACAGAGATAACCGTTTTGCCTGAGTTTTTCTAGGCTTCGTTGCGTTGGTGATTTGCCGCTCATCGTGTAAAACCTTCCTTTCGTCTGCTGGCTGTAGCGTTGTGTTTTAGGGCGTATATAGTCGTGAAACGAGGTAAAACATGAACGAAGATTATTATTTTGACAGGATGCTATATGAACACGATAGAGAAAGAGAAGAAAATGAGCTCATTGCTAGATTGGCTGACAGCGATAGTGTTTGGGATTTTGTATGGGACGATGATGTTCCTTTTCATAAGATAGAACGTTTTTACAGGATAAAACGATATGCAGAAAGTTTACGAAAGCATCAGCAAGGTTATGAGTGCGATCTCGAAAGCAGGGATTGCCAAACAGAGAACTAACGAAGCGCAGAGATACCAGTTCCGCGGTATTGACGATGTTTACAACGCAATGGCTCCCATCCTTGCGGAGCATAAGCTGTGCATCCTCCCTCGCGTTACAGACCGACAGGTTGTTGAGCGTGTCAACAAGTCCGGGACTGCTTTGTTCTACGTCACGGTCTCGATGGAGTTCGCTCTTGTCTCCGGCGAAGATGGCTCTAGCCACGTTATATCGACGATTGGCGAGGCTATGGACTCAGGTGATAAGGCAACCAATAAAGCAATGTCAGCGGCTTACAAGTACGCTCTTATGCAGGCCTTTTGCATCCCAACAGAGGGTGATAACGACAGTGAGAATCAGACCCACGAAGTAGTGTCTGAATCCAACTTCGACAAGGATCTCGAGAAGATCGCCAGCGCTAACAAAGACAATCTTAGGAAGGTTTATGAGGAGGTTTTTGTTAAACACAAAAAGTCGCCTGACCTTGTGAAACAAATCGAAGCGGCTAAAGACAAACGCAAGAAGGAGCTAGGCCTGTGAGACCTGTATACGAAACTGAGTTAGATAGAAAAAAAGAACTAGCCGTCGCGCAAGCCTTTGCTGATCGCTTTAACTACGACATTTACCGACTTCCCAAATTCTACGAAATGGATTTCGCCGCCTATCAAAACGGCCAGCTCGTTAGATGGGTGGAGGTGAAAACAAGGAACTGCAAGTCAACTGATTACAACACTTATATGCTTGACTTTGGAAAGTTACGATCTGCCATCAGCATCCAAAACGCGTCGCAAAGATCGGTTGTTCTTGTTGTCCAATGGACCGACACGATGAAATATTGGACGTTTCGTGTTGGCTATCCAATTTTGCCCGGAGGCCGTACAGATAGAGGAGATCCTGATGATGTTGTTCCTTGTGTTCATATTCCTATTCATCAATTTGTAGACGTATGAAAGACCCGCATAAGGCCGTCGATTACATCCTTAAGCACGCTCGGCAGTTCGCCGATGCTAAAGCTCAACGTGTCTATTTAGAAGAGTTCAGGAAGTCTAAGAAAGCTATCCTGATGAAGGCTAGTCTTGAGTCAGCTTTAGGTGCTCAGGAAAGGGATGCTTATGCTCACCCAGAGTATTTAGAACTCTTACACGGTCTCAAACAAGCCGTCGAGATCGAAGAGAAGTTACGGTGGGACCTGATCGCAGCGCAAGCAAGGATTGAGATCTGGAGGTCTGAGCAGGCTAATCTGAGAGCCGACATTAGGAACACTGCGTGAACTGGCGGTCTAAGAAACTCTTAGAGGCTTGCAGGGAACTACCCTGTGGTCTCTGTGGTGTCGAGGATGGAACGGTTGTCGCGGCTCACTCTAATCAACAGAAAGACGGTAAAGGAACGGGTATCAAGGCACATGACTTTCGGGTCGCTGCGCTCTGTTACAGATGTCACATGCAGATAGATCAAGGAGGAGCGGGGAAAGAAGAAAAAAGGCAAGCGTGGGAAGAAGCTCACAGGAAAACAATTGGTTGGTTATTTGAAAAAGGAATAGTGAATGTCATCAGTAAATAAAGTGATCTTGATCGGGAACGTAGGCAAAGACCCTGAATGTCGTTACACAGAGGCAGGAACGGCTTTAGCGAATCTCACTCTTGCGACAACCAATAGATGGAAGAACAAACAAGGCGAACCGCAAGAAGAAACCGAGTGGCATCGTATTGTTGCCTACGGGAAGTTAGCCGAGATCATCGAGAAATACGTTCAGCGGGGAAAGCCTTTGTACATAGAAGGACGTTTACAGACTCGGAAGTGGACAGACAAACAAGGTGTCGACAGATACACCACCGAGATCATCGCTGAGAGCCTACAGATGCTCGGTCAAAAAGGCAGTCGAAAAGACGACGATGACGAGATCGCATTCTAATGGAGCAGGGAACCGAGGAGTGGAGGCTTGCACGGCTGGGGAAGGTGACAGCTTCCCGTGTCTCAGATGCAAGAGCTAAAAAAGGTACGGCTACACGAGCAAATTATCTTGCTGACATCCTTGCAGAAAGACTGACAGGGACCGTAGCCGAGACATTCACAAACAGTTATATGGAATGGGGAACGCTGAACGAACCGCTTGCTCGTGCCGCTTATCAAATAAAGACGGGTCGCTGGGTGGAACAGATCGCTATCGTCGATCACCCGACGATTCCTTACTTTGCAGCATCGCCTGATGGTCTAGTTGAGGATGGGCTTATAGAAATAAAGTGTCCTAAGACCTCGACGCACATAAGCTACTTAACCGCGGGTGAAGTGCCTACAACTTACAAGAATCAGATGATGGCTCAAATGGCTTGTACGGGTCGCAGATGGGTCGATTTCGTTTCCTTTGATCCTAGACTCCCCGAACGACTACAGCTCTTTGTAGTGCGTTTTGAGCCGCCTGAAGAGGATATTAAAAGCCTAGAAACGGACGTTGTTAATTTTCTGACTGAAGTAGATAATTTAATGGAGAAGCTATGAACTGGAAGGAATTGATTGAAAGCCAACGATCCCCTAGAACCTTTAGACCCGTCGAGGAGATCTGGAGAGAGCACGGCTGGAGACCTCCCTCCACAGAATGCCCAGACACCATCGAAAAGCATCGGGCCTTTAGAGCGTGGTCAATGGCTGGAGATCATCAAAGCGGTGAAGTCCAGTGATCGATCGGAAATTACGCAGGCTTATGAGGCTGCTATGCCGTATGTCGTACAAGACTGGGCTCACTGGCTTTTATCGAAGCCTCGTGCGGCTCGGTTACCGCTAATCGAAAAGATCGCTAAACACCACGGGGAAGCAGTTGGTGAGATGGTGAAAGAAGCACTCACCCGCTTGCATAAAGAGAAGATTCAGCAACGCGACGCTTAACCAGACCGGGGAGGACTTTGCCGCCTCCCTTTGTCCACATCATAAAAGCCTTAGCGGCTCCCTCGTAATCACCGCGGTCATTCTTCATTCTGATCGTAGATCGTTGGTAATTTCCTAAGCCAGCGTTGTACGCAAAACTGACAATAGCGTCGAACCTTGACTGACTGCCAGCCAGATTAGGAGACATTCTAAGAACGCCGCGTTCAAAATATTGGAGATCGCTCTCAAAAAGGCTATCGACCTCCGCTTGCGTCCAGTTTCGACTATCGCCGGGACTGATTGCGTATTCCTTCCTAAGAATGCCTGTGTAGCCGTTTTTACGCTCATTAGGGAGCCTTATCTGATCTTGATACAGGACATGACCATATCCCACCGTCCAGAGGCTTGCAGGGCATAAATAAGGCCTTAGACGGCATCCCTCGAACCTGTGCATCAGGTCAATGCCAGCCTGCCCTGTTTTCATTTCTTCCAGCTGCGCGACCCAAACCAAAAGCCTATGATGCCGCCGAGCATTGCCATTTCATCATCACTAAAAATGATCTCCGCGACCTTGATGAGATCCTCCATCGACTGAACTAAATGGGGATGATTCCAGACATAGTAAGCAAGGACCGCATTCACCGCGATCAGCTCAAGAATCAAAAGATAAGTGACGTTAGGGCGAACGGTTCCAATGTAGTTTACGACCCACTTACTCGACTTCTCGATAATCTGTTTATCGTGATCCAGTGCGGCCACAGTCATTTGTGCATCAGTCTGCATTGCTATCTGATCGGTTCTTATTTCCTCGACTCTTTGTTGAGCTAAGAACCCTTCTTTCGCTAAGGCCAGTTCGCGCTCAGACTGAACTCTTGCAAGCTCAAGCTCGTGGGCCTGATCGGCTTTATTCTGGAAGTAGTCGAGAAGTTTTGGGAGGCCGGAGATTAAGAGACCGCCGAGGGTCGAAAGTAGAGATAACACTATTTACTCCCTTTTAGACGCTCCCGTTCCTCAAGAAGCCTTACTTTAACTTGCAGCTCGTTGATATGCTGCATGAGCTGTTCTTTCTGAATCTGTCTACGCTCGGCACTGATCGGGCTATCAGTAGGAGTGCCTTCTTTGGTAATCAACGCTGGCATCTGACCTTCAATCTTTGTAAGACGCTCAGAGAATGACGCGACCTGACCGAGTAGCCACGCAAGCGCAGCCACCACGATAGGGATCACTGCTTTAAGAACGTCTGACCACGCCATTACTTATCCGCTTTGCCATCCAGCTTGTCAAAGATCTTGCCGAGCATGATTTTTATATCCGAGATGTCTTTTTGATAATCGACTTTTAATGCGTAGGTGTGCGGAAGATTCTTTTCCAACTCACCTAAGTCTTTCTGGAGTTCTTGTTGAGCCTCCCACATGACCCGGAAGAACCAACCAAAAGCAGCACACAAGATGCCAAAAAGACCGTTAATCAGAGTCTGGCTGTCCATAATATTCAAGATTCCTGATAAGCCGTTCATCATCTGGAGACAGCCTTACTGCCTCCGCTCCGTGTCTTATCGCCTCGTCTTTCATACCTAGATGAAACGCCGAGATCGCTGCTAGATCGTGCGGCTTAGATCCCCACACTTCAGGATCGCAAGTGTAGACAAGTTCTCTGTCTACGATGCTAAGTGCCATTGTAGCCGCGTGGTGGCATTCTTTCCACAGATGTTTCTTATAACAACTCATCGCAAAGTCAACCCACGGTTCTCGTGTTCCCGGAGCCTCAGCAATCGACATTCTGAACCACTTTAGAGCCGTCCAGTAATCAAGTTTCTCATCATAAGCCTGACCTAAGAGCCTCATCGCGTAACAGCGCTCATTCGGCCACGTTGCTTCAGGCATATTCAAGTAAGCGTTTAGAGCCTCTATAGCCTCGTCCCATAGATGGTAGAAGGTTAACTCTCTAGCAAAGTAGAAAGCGTTTCTAGGGCATCTAGGATCCTCTTTAACAGCCATTCTGAGGAGGTCGAGATATTGCCCGCGTGACTTCGTAGGATCGGGGTGATGAGAGACTAAGAGCTTGTCTGTTTGGGCATAGACTTCTTTTATGCGGAGATCGGGTCTAGGGTACTCATGGATGCTATGGTGGAACCTGTAGCCCTTCTTTGCGAAGATCTTTTCGTAGTAAAACAAAATGCCGTGACCCCAATCAAACTTGTACCTAAGTCTAGTAGTCTCTGGAGTCCAAACTCGCTCGATCTCTTCCCGCCAGCCGGGTTCTAAGACTTCATCAAGATCAAGAGACACGATGACATCTACATCAGCAGGCACTAAAGCTAGAGCTGCATTTCTTGCTAGGTCAAAACGCCACGGGATGATTGAGATGTCGTAAACAGTAATACCGCATTCTCTTGCAAGATCAGCAGTTCCGTCTGTTGATCCTGTATCAGCAAGAATGATTAAGTCAGCATCTTTGGCCGACTCGTAAAAACGCTTTACAAATTGAGCTTCGTTTTTTGAGATTGCGTTAACGCAAATCTTTAGTGTCATATCTTGTGTTCCTGTTAAGTCACTTCAACCCAGCTTGTCGTTGCTTCATCCCACGCATACATCTTACCGTCTGTGGGCATTGCTACTGGAGCTTCCCACTGAGCATTAGCGTTTAATAGCCAGCTAGCAAAGGGCTTAGGCGGCACAAACGCGTCAATGTCTTGCCTATATGTGTAACCAATCCCTGCGTAGTTCTTACGCATATTGCCGTTATAACTTGTCTGCTTCCACGTTCCACCGAGAATCTTTTCTAAGTGTGCAGCGCCGATATGCTCTTTCTCAACACCGGAAGCGTCAGAGGTGTCTTTGTTATCAACAACTACCACCTGAGTAACGATGTTGTTTTCATCTAATTTGCAAAAGTGAGCCATTACGCCTCCA